TCTCGTTGAAGTAGCTGGTGCCCACGTAGCCGCACTCGGCTGAGCGGTACTTCCACTGGCAGATGTTGCTGATGCACTGGCGCTTCGGAGCCCGCACGCCGGCGAGATCGAAGGAAGCCGCCAGCTCAAACTCGACCACGTCGCGCGTCTCGGTGGACTTGCGGTCCACGTAGTAGATCTCACGCGGGAACTCGGCTGTCGGGTCCGGCGTGCCGTAGGGGTTTACGCTGCCGGGGAAGTTCACCGCGTCGAGGTAGCGGGCCAGCGTGCGGATGCGTGTCACCTTGGCGCCCGAGAGGCCGTCAGGCAGGCTCAGCAGCAGCGCTGTGATGGTGCCCAACACGTTGCTGCAGCGGATCTTCGGCCGCGGCAGCGTGCCCTTGCCCTCATAGGTGAAGCCATCAGCCTCAATCGGGAACCGGATGTAGCTGTTGCCAGCCCAGACCACTTCGCCGTTGGCGTTGAGGTTGACGCCAGCGTGGAAGCGGTAGGTGTCGTTCACGCCGTGCTGCAGCGTGTTCAGATCCAGTACGAACAGCTCGATGACGGCGCTGGGCGCAATCGCCTGAAGATCTGAGACGGGAACTGCCATCGCTACGGCTCAAACACCTGGCGAAACTTGGCGCGGATCGTGTTGAAGTTGCAGGAGCGCAAGGTCACCTGCCAGCTCTCGCACACGTACTTGCCGGCGCTGCCACGGGGGGGCGTCCAGTCGAAAGATTCCACGCCGCCGCGGGCGTCCAGGAACGCGGTGATCAGATCGCGCTCAGTGTCGGTGCGCTCGCTGAACGTCAGATCCCACTCCTTCGGGTTGGTGTTCAGGCCGAAGCGGATGCGCTGCTCATAGCCGTCGCCGGCCTGGAACTTGCGCACCCGAGGCTGGCTGCTCTCGGTGGCCTCGAACGAGGGTGTATAGGTGAAGGTCGCCATGGGTTACGCCGCCAGGAGGCCGCCAGGCCGCTTCTGCTTGACCAATTCTGCCTGCACCGCCTGCGAAATCGCACGGCCCAGCTGCTCGCCGCGGCCTGCGTCGCCCTGCACCTGACTGCTTGAAGCGTCCACGTTCACCACCACGCTGGTGCCACCGCCGCCGCCCTTCATCGCCACGGGGATGCGCCGGCCATCAGGCAGGGGCACATAGGCCTCGGGCATCGAGCCCTCGCCGAACATGGCCAGCTGCGGGCTGTTGGCGATGCCGCCGCCGGCGTACTTGCGCAGGGGCAGCGGGCCGTCGCCGGTCATGATGCCGCCATCGGCGAAGCCGAACGCCGAGGTGATGCCCTTCACGATCGGCGCGATCACCATCGTCTGCGCGATCTGCCGTGCGATGTCCTTCAGCACGCCGGCCGCAATGCTGCGCAGGCTGTCGCCCCAGTTGTCGGTGCCGTCGATCAGCAGATCGATCGCCGAGCCGATGCCGTTGCCGATCGAGTTGGCGATGCCTTGAACCAGCTGCTTCTTCTCCTCGTAGGCCAGCTTGAGGCGCTCGAGCTGCTGCTGCTCAGCGGTCAATCCATTGATGGTCTGCATCTGCGCGGCATTGCGCGCGTCGATGCTGGTGATCATCTCGTCAATGGTCGCTTTCTGCTTGTCAGTCAGACCGGCAATCTCGCGATCCTGCACCAGCTGGTCGCGCAGCGTGTTCAGCTTGACCGCCTCGGCCACTGCGGCATTCTCAGCATCGACGCGCTGCTTTGCGATCTCAGGGCTCATGCCGGAGCGCTGCAGATCCAGGATCTGCTGGTAGTCGCGCAGCTGGTCAGAGGTGGACTTGCGCTGGCTGTCGAGCTCGCTGGTGATGTTGCCGAGCTCAGACTGGCGCGAGGCGATCAGATCGCCCAGCGCTGCGGTGGTGCCAGCGCCGCGGTTGGCGCCGATGGCTGCGTTGAGGCTGCGGCCTGCAGCCGCTACACCGGGCAGGCCGGGGGTCGCCGTATTCCCGGCGGGGGCGCCGACCAGCATCCGCGCGCTGCCGTTGCGGGATGCCGCCATCGCGGCCGGCAGGTAGTCCTTGTAGGCGCCGGAGCGGTAGACGGACCAGGCGCCGAAGCCCTGGCTGCCGAACACCTGCCGGGCTGCGTTGGCGTTGGTGGCCGGATCGAACAGCGCCTCGTTGTTGCCGATGCCAAACGCGCGCCGACGCTGCGGACCCATGCCGCCGAGCATGTTAATCTGCCACAGGCCGTAACTCTTGTCGCCGGTGGCTGCGTTGCCGTTGTAGGCGCTGCTGCGGCCGCCAGATTCGGCCATGGCGATGGCTGCCATGACCGCTGCATCCTGCCCGCGGAACCCGGCAGAGCGTGCCAATGCCACCAGGTTGCCGACGCCGAGCTGGCCGCGGCCGACAGAGCCAGGTGACGCAGTGCCACCGCCGAGCTCGCCAGCTGCTTCCCTGGCACCGGCGACCATCTTCTGCGCCATCTTGTCGGCGGCATCCTGCAGGATCTCGCTGATGCCGCGCGCGACGGTGATCTTGTAATCCTCAATCGTGCGCTCCAGCTGCACCTTGCGATCGGTGGCGCTCTGCTCGATCTGGATCTTCTGCTCGGTGAAGCGGCGGGTGGCTTCGTTGAGCCGTGCCTGGGTGTCGAGCGCATCGGTGCCCAGCCCAGCGCCGCGCAGCCGCTGCCGTTCGCGTTCAAACGCCGCATCCTGCTCCTGCGCCGCAATCCGCCGGCGGGTTTCGGCGGTGCTGCGCTCCAGCTGCAGGCGCTGGTCGCCCAGGTCACGCTCAAGGTCGGCAGCGCGGCGGATCGACTGCTCGCGGAAGTCCGCCAGCCGCTTCTCGGTCTCCTCGCGGATCTTGAGCTCCTCGGCGAGGCGCTTCTTCGCGCCTTCCATGGCCGCACGATCGCGGGCCTGCTGGCGTTCCCGAGCAGCATCATCCTGCGCCTGCTGCTGGGCATCTGTCACCCGGTCACCAGGAGCGGCGGCTGCCCGTTCACGCTGGAACTGCTGGAACAACTGCTCCTGGCGTTGCCGGAAGAATGCCTCCTTGCCGCCAATGTCGAAGAGCCCGAAGCGGCTGCCGGCTTCGGATGCGGCCTGATCGCGCGCGCGAATGCGGTCCTGGATGATCGCCTCGGCGCCCTTGTCGCCGCCGAGAGCCCCCAGCACGTTGGCCACGTCGCGCAGGCCGGCGGCGAAATCCTTGACCACCTTCAGCGCAGTCGGACCGAAGATCCGGGCCAACGACTTGCCGACGCCTTCTGCTGCGATCTGCAGATCCTTCAGCGCTTGTGCGCCGGTCTCAAACTGTGCGTTCAGATCGTCGAGCTTTTCGCCTTTGAGCCGGGCCAGCGCCTTGAGCACCACGTCGGTGGTGATCTTGCCCTCCTCGCCGAGCTTCTTCAGCTCGCCAACGGTGACGCCCAGCTCCTTGGCGATCGCCTGACCCACGGCCGGCGCCTGCTCGCGGATCGAGCGCAACTCGTCGCCCTGCAGCACGCCGGAGCCAAGCGCCTGCTTCAGCTGCTGCAGCGCCGCGGCGCTCTCCGTTGCCGTGGCACCGCTGGCCCGCGCTGCTGCGGTGAACCCGATGTAGGCATCCTCCACCTCCTTCAGCGTCACGCCGGTGGGGCGCAGAGCTGCGTAGAGCTTGGAGAATGAATCCTCGGCCTCGGTGTTGCTGATGCGCAAGGTCTGCGCGATGCGCGCCGTTGCTGCTTGAGCGGCGTTGTACTCGCCGAACTCATTGGTGAGCGCCCGAAGCCGCACCCGTGCGCTCTCGGCAGCCAGGCCAGCCTGCACCGTGCCGCGCACGGCATCCATCGCCCCGCCCGCAGCCATGGTCGTGAGCGAGCCGGCAACACCACCAGCGAAGCCCGCCATCAGCGCCCCGCCGCGGCTTAGGCCGCCCGTAGCCGATGCCGCGCCCTGATACTTCCGCAGCCGTGCCTCGGCCGCCTCAATGTCGCGCGTGAGGATCCTGAACGACCGGCTGCCGAATTCGGCGTTGTCGCGCAATGCCTTGAAAGCGCCGACGGTCTTCTGCAGGCCCGCGACGGTGTTGATCGAAGATGCGCCGAGCTTCTGCGTCGCGGTGTAGAGCTGATCGAGCGATCGCTTGCTGACGTTGCTCTGCTGGCTCAGCCCTTGCAGGTTGCGCTTCAGCTGGTCGAGCCCCGTGCCCTCCAGCTTTGCGGTGAACTTGATTGCCGTGTCGAGGGTCATCGCCATGGCTCAGCCCTCCCGGTTCATCGCTGCCAGCGCCGCGCCTTCCATCACCTGCAGATCCTCCAGGAGCGCGCGCTGGTCTTGCACTGAGTACATCTTAAAG